AAGATATTATAAGAAGACAGTTACTTCATTTCTTTAAACAAGTGAATGGTGAAAAAGAAGAAAGAACACATGAATTGCTTGGATACTCACCAAAAGAGTTTTGTGTACACATAGAGTCATTATTTAAAGATGGAATGACTTGGGCAAATCAAGGAGAATGGCACATAGACCATCGAATACCTATGTCATATTTCACTTCAATAGATCAACTTAGAGAATGTTTTGCATTAGAAAATCTCAAACCAGAGTGGGGAGAGTGGAACATGAGTAAGGGAAATAGATTTATAGGTTAAAAAGGTTGACAAATCCTAATAATATGTTATAATATTATTATAGTTAAATTGCGAGCATCGTATAAAGGTAATACTTCAGGTTTCCAACCTGAGAATGGGGGTTCGATTCCTCCTGCTCGCTCCACCTATATATTATATCATGAGTCCATTTGAATACTTAAAAGCTATCAACGAATCTAAAGAAGATTTGATGATTGATGAAGTTAGTGAGAAGAAATACAGCTCCTTTATTGTAAATAGAGGGCTGTCTTTCTTTATGGATACTATCTTCCAATGTAATGAAATGAACAGAAACTACCACCTAGATTCTCGACTTCAATTTGACTACTTTATAAATAGTATCAGAAAGAAGAAGAGGTATAGTAAATGGTTGAAGCCTGAGAAACTTGACAATTTGGATATTGTCAAAGAGTATTATGGATTTGGTAATGAAAAGGCCAAAGACGCTCTGAAGATACTCTCTCTGGAACAACTGGCCTATATCAGAAATAAACTGAATCAAGGTGGAGTGGAAAAATGACAGTATCAGTAGACACTATGATAGAATGCACTTTAGAAAATCCAGATGATTTTCTGAAGGTAAGAGAAACCCTGACTCGGATTGGGGTTGCGTCCAGGAAGGACAAAACACTATATCAGTCCTGCCATATCCTACATAAGCAGGGGCGATATTACATTGTACATTTTAAGGAACTTTTTGCACTAGACGGAAAACCAACAAACTTTTCCGAAAATGATCAAGCGAGAAGAAATACTATTGCTAATTTGTTAGCTGAATGGGGTCTTATGAAATTAGTAAGCCCAGCAGAAACTGAGGAATTGGTAGTTCCTTTAAATCAATTGAAAATTCTTTCTTTCAAAGAAAAAGATGAGTGGAGTTTAACTGCTAAATATAATATTGGAAGTAAGAAGGTGGAAGATGAATCATGATGTTATCATTAAAGTATTATAAAGCACACTCAAGCGCAAAAGAACCTATTTTTGCCACTAGAGGATCTGCGTGTTTTGATCTCCATGCGTGTTTTGATGGAATAGAAAAGTATAAAGTTCATCAAGATACACTAGATAGAGAGATTGAAAGACCTCTGAAAAATGGATCTATTCAGATTTTTAACATGGAACGAGTTTTAATCCCGACTGGATTAGTTTTAGATATTCCAGCAGGGTATTCAGTACGCCTTCATTCTCGATCTGGTTTAGTATGGAAACATGGATTATACTTAACTAATTGTGAAGGTATAATTGATTCGGACTATATTGAACCACTCTATGTTATGATGACAAGCTTGTCGCAGTCTCCAAAGAGTATAAATACTGGAGATAGAATATGTCAAGCTGAATTGGTGGAAAAAATTCAATATGATTTTAAAGAAATCAAAAAACCGCCAGTTCAGAAGACCGAGCGCAATGGTGGTTTTGGTTCAACAGGAACTTAACCATTAAGGAGTTTTACATGGTAGATAAAGTTTTAGGCTGGATTAGAAGCCTTACAGAAGTTGGTTTAGCACTTATTGCTCTTGGAGTCGTACTTCAAGTTATTTTTGGTGCAACCGTTCCATTTATAGGTCTTGATATTGTTGGGTCAGTCGTAGCACTGGTCGGCAAATTAGGATCCGAAGGATTGGTTGGATTGGCAGCAATTTGGGTATTGTGGGGTATCTATTCTAAAAAGTAGAATACTTGACAAGTGATATAAATATGTTATAATGTAATAAAGGGTGAACAAAAGGATGACGGTCCTTGGGAATACTGATAATAATCCTGTCGAGAGCCGGGATATTCAGACAGTTCACGGATGGTGCCGCGGCTACCCCTTTAGCAATAAAGGGGGGTCACATCCCGCATACCCGCGGGGGTTCTGGTACGGAGGGACAAAGCTAACGGAAGTTCGTTCCCCAATGTTGTAGGTAATGCCGATTCCTACTTCCCACCTCACCCTTTTTTCTTTTGCTTATGAACAAATTTCATGATGTAAATTGGATGATTGATGAGGATTTTATGGAAACTAAATACAAGTTATTAGTCAAGGACTCTGGAAATTATGCTGCAGATTCATTGACTGAACTAATTTGGATAATTTTTAAACATCGCTGCGAACATCTCCTGAGAGGAGAAGGTTGGCGTGATTGAGGTGCATCATAGTGATGACCTCATTATACTACTCACCGCCATGTGCTATGGGGTGAGATTTTTTTAAACCTTGCTTTTTATAAGGAGGCAATATGTTACATTTAGCACGACACTCTGCGTTTACACCCCAAGACCTTCAAAGACATTTTGGTAGATCCATTGGATTTGATTCTATCTTTGATCGTTTTTTCGAAATGGACCTTACTCGCGATTCGGGGTATCCTCCATACAATATTCGGAAAATTAATGATGCTCAATATGTAATTGAGATTGCCCTTGCTGGCTTCTCAAAACAAGATATTGAGGTTGAAGTAACAGAAGGTGCCCTTACTATTCGTTCCAAAAGAGAAGAGGAACTGGATAGTGAAGAATCTTTTGTTCACAAAGGAATCGCTAAGCGCGACTTCCTTCGTAGTTTTACACTTTCCGATGATATCATTGTGAAGGGTGCGGATCTCAAGGATGGTATGTTGACTATTGATCTTGAGAAAGTGATTCCCGATGAGAAAAAGCCACGGCTGATTCAAATCGGTTCTTAATAATGGCGCGGGGGGAGCTCAGGCTCCCCTTTTATTTTTGGAGAAAGACATGGCCGAAGAAGAAGAAAGTTTTAAAGTTAATACTGGTGAAGAACCAGGAGAAGTTAAAATAGAAGAAGAGGAAGATGATGGTGTAGTGCTTGACACATCAACTGGTAAGGGATTAGAAAATATGGAAATCCCTGAGAATATGAGAGCACCAGTATTTGAAGGTGGAAAAACAGTTCGTATTATGATGAATGAGAAATATGGATTTCCACATGGTATTCAAATCACTGCAGGTATTGCAAATCATAAACCACAACTCGTAGGTAAACCATCAGATGTTGAGAAACATTCAATTTCTGAAGATGATATTATTATTGAAGTTGGTGGCGAGATACTTTGGAGAGCATCAGAAGATGGTTTTCCAGATACTCAGCGTGGGCCTGAATGGGTTACAGAGATACTAAATAAAGTAGTAGGCACCGAAGAAACTGAAGAATCTGAGGTGATTGAACCTGAAGACCAACAAGTTATCAATTAGGAGATTACAATGGCTGAGGAAAATGTTTTAGAAGAAGAAATTAAAGAGGGCGAAGAAGAGGAAGAAGTAGAACCTTGGCCTGAAGAAGAGGATGAAGAAGAAGTTGAAGAAGATGATGATGAAGAAGAAGAAGATGAGGATGAAGAAGAAGACGACGAAGAGGATGAAGAAGAATATGACGATGAAGGTGAAGAGCGTCTTTCAAGAGAAGAATTTGATGAGCAAGTTTTAGCACCAGATGGCATTAGACCTATGTCACAGCGTGGTATTGATTTGTGGGAAGAATATAATAATCAATTTTGATTTGAGAGGATATTATGTTACCAGCATTATTATTTAATGTTATTTCTAGTCTTGTTATAGACAAGGCATCTAATTTAGCAGCTGAGCATGTGGAAAATATGATTGATGATCTTCTTCCAGATAGTGCTAAAAAAGAATTAGATAAAGTTATAAAAGATGACCCAGCACATATTTTTACAAATGCTAAAGATGCATTGACGGGTGCTGTCGAAGGTAAATTACCTATAGTTAAAGCAGATGGGACTCTTAAACCTGTAGAGGTATCATTTAAAGTTACATATGATCCTACAACGGGATCTGTTGATATAGAAAAAGAGTGAGGATATTATGGTAGAAATATATAATGGATATTTGACAAAGAATTTTTCATATCAAGAAATGATAAAAAGTTCCACTGCGGCGAGACTTGGTGTTTCAAATGACGCTTCTAGAGAACATATTATCAATTTAGTAAATCTTTGTAATCATATTCTACAACCAATAAGAGAAGAATTTGGACCCATACGTATTAATAGTGGCTATCGTTCTCCTACATTGAATGCAAAGGTGGGTGGTTCCAAAACGAGTCAGCATTGTAATGGCGAAGCAGCTGATTTTGAATCTTCACGAATATCAAATCCAGACCTCGCTGAATGGATCAAAGATAGCTTGGAATTTGACCAGCTGATTTTGGAATTTTATGATGGTAAAGACCCCCACAGTGGTTGGATACATTGTTCTTACAAAAAAGATGGTTCGAATCGAGGAAACATATTAACTGCACTAAGAATTAGAGGGAAGACACAATATAAAAAAGGTCTTCTCAAGTAGGGGGAGGATGTGAAAAAAATATCTATATGCTTAATAGGAATTACCCTTAAATTTTATCTTCAATTTCTATTCCTTATTGGGGCCTATTCTGGTCCAATTAAATGGGTTGACAAACAAATCAAATGGTGTTATAATACATTTGACAAACTAGAA